TTGACACAGAAGGACTTGAGTCCTTCTGTGTTTTGTAGTATAATAATTGTATGTATATTGAAGATCTACTCCCAACTTTATATCTGTCAGTTAAAACTAATCGTTATGATTCAACATTGATACAGAGTTTCTACGAGCAGGTAAATTACAGAAATTTAGGTTTTACAGAAAAACAATCTGTCATAATGCTAAAAATTTCAAAGGCATACAAGCAACAAATCAATGCCCATTTAGGCAAAGATATAACTCCATTGTTAGATAACCCACAATTTAAATTTAGCATCAGAACTATTAGTATGGTAAAACATATATCCACACATATTTCTGAAAGAATTATTAAAGTCAAGTTTCCTTATGAGGAAACACTTGTAAATGAGATTAAAAAAGTAAGAGGTGAGTTTTTACAAGCAGAATGGCAGTCCGATGACAAATTATGGATTTTTTCTCTGGAAGATAAAGTTATAAATTTCTTTTCATCTTGGATTGAAAATTATAATTTCACAGCCGATGACGAATTTAAAAATTTTATTGTTCAAATTGAGGCCATAACTTCAAATATTGAAAAACATATCCCCATGCTTATGTATGATGGCAAAAATACCAAATATTCCAACGTACATAGTAGTGTTCCGACGCTTACCAGTAACGATATTTTGACATCTATATTTGAAGCAAGACGTGCTGGCATTACTACATGGGATAATAATGTTAATAATGAATTGGATAATTGTAATAAAAATGAAATAGTTAAAAATTTCATAAAATCTGACCCATCTACCAATTTTTCCATAAATTTGGAAGAAAATTCAATTTTAGAGTTGAAGCATATTGTACAAAATTTGTTACCTTGTATTGTTACCGTGCCTGGAGGTAATGAATTAAACAAAATGCAACAAGCATTGGCATTATTAAAAGATATCGGTATTGAAAATCATGAAATTAGTGTTTTATTCCGTTTACCCAGCGATACCGGCGGTGATTTTAACAAATTTGTCAAAGAAGAAAAATTAAATTCTCCTATTAGTAAAAATACCAAAGCAGTTATCCTTAGTGGAAAACTTCCCAAGACAATATTTGATTCAGAGTTGAAATTTAATACTGTCTTGAACTTTAATTTTTATAATGTGCATTATACTCTTGCTAATTTCATGAAAAACAGGCATAATGTTATTAACGTGTTAGCAGATAAAAAACAAAGAGAATAATCAGTTGAGTACTTGTAAAGTTATTATTAAAGATGAGGTGAATGTTAAGATTGAGAATTTAGATCTTGATATACGCAAGGCTTTGGTCAAAAAATTCAAGTATGAAGACCCCACTGCCCGCTTCAGACCCAGCTATAAATTAGGTCGATGGGACGGTAGCATTAGTTTTTTTGGCCTCGGTGGCTCGACTTATCTCAGTATGCTTGGACCAGTGTTAGAGTACATTGAAGGCAAGAACTATTACATCGAATTTGAAGATCAACGTGTTCCAACTACTCTGGAATTTAGTGAGATTTTTGAGGATTTTTGGGGTGAAAAAACATGGCCTGTAGGTCATCGGTTTGCAGGAGATCCTATAAGGTTACGTAACGACCAGGTTGATGTCATTAATAAGTTTTTAGAAAATCCTCAATGCCTACAAGAAATTGCCACTGGTTTTGGTAAGACAATTACCACCGCAACTTTGGCGAAAATTTGTGAAAAATACGGTCGAACAATAACCATCGTTCCTAACAAAAGTCTAGTGGAACAAACCGAAGAAGACTTTGTTAATGTTGGTTTAGACGTTGGAGTGTATTATGGAGATCGAAAAAATCTTGATAAAATACATACAATTTGTACTTGGCAAAGTTTGAATATTTGGGACAAAAAAAGTAAAAATGATGACGAAATTTTACAGATTTCTGAGTTCCTAGCAGACGTAAGAACCGTGATGGTTGATGAGGTACATATGGCTAAGGCCGATGTATTGAAGAAATTATTGACACAAAATTTAAGTCATGTTCCAATTCGTTGGGGACTTACTGGAACTATTCCAAAAGCAGAACATGAGTATCAAGCATTACGTGCAAGCCTGGGAGAAGTAGTAAATGTGGTCAAAGCACATGAACTACAAGAAGCAGGTATATTGAGTAATTGTCATGTAAATGTTGTACAAACAGCTGAGTGGAAAGAGTTTGGAAGCTATGCAGAAGAGCTAAAATATCTAGTTACTGATACGGCTAGAATGACACATATCAGTAATATGATTCGCAATATTGCAGCATCGGGAAATACCTTGGTCTTGGTTAACAGAATTGACTCAGGTAAATTTATTATTGAACAAATACCAGAGGCGGTGTTTGTGTCGGGTCAAGTTAAAACTACAGACAGAAAGGCAGAGTACGATGAGATTAGGACAGCTGATAACAAGATTATTGTGGCGACTTTTGGTGTGGCCGCTGTGGGTATTAATATCCCTAGGATTTTTAATCTGGTTCTTTTGGAACCCGGAAAGAGCTTTGTTAGAGTTATACAATCAATTGGGCGAGGTATTAGAAAAGCAGACGACAAAGACTTCGTCCAGATCTGGGACATAACCGCTGCTAGCAAATATGCTAAACGTCACTTGACAGAACGAAAAAGGTTTTATAAAGAAGCCAAATACCCATTTAATATTGAGAAAGTAAAATACATATAATGCAAATTTTAACCCTAAACAACGAGATCTTTTATCTCAACGAATTACCGGAAGAGGTAGATGATGATTTGAGATTTGCAGTATTAGATAATAGTGATCATTCGAATCCTGATTATTTCTTTATCCCTCTAATATTCTTAGAGAGCTTTACTGGACCGGCCGCAGTACTAAAAATAGGACCACATGAACTTACTATGCCATTGGATTGGTGCGCTATCGTCGGCGATCCCGAAGGTCCTGATATGGAAGTATTACCTTTAACCAGTTTAAATGATCGTGGATTTAAAACATTCTGCTTTAATCCATTGAGTAGTTTTAGACCTGAATTTCATGAGATTGATATCATAGATGTTTATCAAGATGTTAAATGGTATTTTCCAAAGATGAAACCCGGACAACTATTATGCACACCATTAGAATCAGGACCTAAACCAACTTGTGCTTACTTTGTTAAAGAAGTTAGTCGCCAAAGTGAATTAGTAGATTATACAAGGTGCTGGTAAATGCCGATATTTGAAAGTCCTAATAAAGGTGAAACTGTATATGTTAGAGAAGAAGGTAAAACGTTCCGTCATCTACATTCAGAGAGTGAAAAGAGAAGAAATCTACACAAAGACATAAAAGAAAGCCAACTATGGGGCAATATTCACCGTGCAGCCAAGACCAATTCCACTTTACAAGAAGCATTAGATCGTGTTAAAGTAATATACTACCTAAGTAAAGATAATGGCAACAGCAAAACTTGATATTAAACGCGAACTCAATGCTGTAGATCAAAAGATCTACGACTTCTATGATAATCTTACTGACGAAGAACGTAAAGCATTTAGCCCTTATATCTTAATGAGATATACTTCTAATGTCCAAGGTGATGCAGACTTGCAAGAATGGTTTTTAGAAATGACTAACGAAATGGTTAATAAAAACTATGCAATAATTGCCAAAGATCACAAAGGATTAATGTGGAAACTATATGCCGCAATAGGAGTGGGATCTAATTATTATCACCCATACTTAGCAGCAGGTAAAAAAGAAAAAGCTAATAAAATTGAAAAACTGTTAGCGGAACTTAACCCAGTAATGAAGATGTCCGATATTAGAATTTGGGCATCTATGATGAGTAAAAAAGATAAAGAAGAACTGTTTGATATGATGGGTTTTGATAAGAAACAAAAGAAAGAATACGAATGATAGCATTGGTAGAACAACCCTATACCTGCGTACATTGCGGTAAAAGTTTTATGAAAGATAAAACTTTAGTGGCGCATATGTGCGAAAGAAAAAGGCGAGCTCTACAAAAAGATGAGAAACGTGTCCAAGCAGGCTTTATGGCATTTAATCGCTTTTGGCAATTGACACAAAATGCTAAACAACCCAAGACCTATGATAACTTTGCCGACAGCAGTTATTATAATGCTTTTGTAAAATTTGGTAGTTTTATTAATAATGTTAATCCACTCTATCCAGATAAGTTTGTCGATTATGTAATTAAAAGCGGCGTCAAACTAGATCACTGG